TCCATTGGCTTTTTAAAAATTACATCATGCTCATATATTGCTATAGTTTTATTAGTATTATAACACATATTCCATAACTGCCATTGACTTAAAAAGCAACCGGCTGTGCCTGGTCTAGACATATATCTTTTACATTTTTTATTTTTTTGATATATTGTTAAACCATAATCTTTAAGAGTTTCTTTTTTGCCATCAACGCCAGGAAATAATTGTAAATTCCAATTATATTTTTTCCCAGATTTTAATGCTTCATCACTCCATAGGACACTATTTTTATGGTTTGGAAGATAAATTATATAACCTGTTACTTTCATTTTTTAAGCCATAACAATTTCTTTTGTTTCTTACGAAGAAATCTTTGTTTTCTTTCTTCTGACGTATTCCTAATATATTCTTTTTGTTCGTTTATTGTTAACCAATTAACTTTTCTATCAAGATATCGCCAATTATTTTTTTTTCGACCTTTTGCAGTACTGAATATATCAAAGTCTTTGAATCCCCAGGCATTCCATTTATAAGGAATAGATTCAAATTTAATTTTACTAAAAACTTCTCTTAATACAGTTTGATCTATAAACCAATAAATTGGTTTAGTAAAAATCTCAGTCATTTTATTAGCTAATTCTTTTTTAAATTTAGCACTTTCAATACCTGTTCCCGGAGTTATAGCACTTGCAATTAATGTATCAGGATCTTTTGGTTTTCTCATTGCTGATGGTAATTTAGTAGTTTCTCTAAATTCATCTATAGAAAAATTTTTACGACATAATCCATCGGCATCTAATTGTAATACGTGTTGTTTATCTTTAAAAAGTTCTTTCATTCTAATAAATCTTGCACTAGCAAAATATATTTTTCGTTTAATTACTTTTTCATTTATTGTTTCAAGTATTTTATAACCTTGAGATAATAATCCTTTGTCATGAGTTAATATTAATGAATTTACAAAATTATCATCTACACATTCATACGAATAAGTTATTTTATATCCATTAATTTTTGTTATAGGTTCAATTTTATTATTATATAAAATATGAATATGTAAAAAAATATCAGGATTAAAATGTATAGTACTTTTAGCTAGATAAAAACCATACTCATGCCAATATTTAGGATCACAACTAAAATAGATTATATCTGGTCCTACTGGTTTGTTACCTTCTAATTTTGGTAATTTAAATTCATTCATGGCTATTTTGTAATATTTATTTGAAGGATGTTAGAGAGGATTTATTATATGGTAGCGTCTTCCATACCTGCTACTCTTAATTTGACAATGTTAGTTAATTGCCATTGTTTTTGGTCTAAACCTTTAGTAACAGCTAACCATTTATTGCGTAATAACGCGAATTCATTAATAATTTTTTCGTAGTCTACAACGTCTGGCTCACCATCTACATATTTTTCTACGTCTCTACTAGATAGTGCTCTTTGATAATTTTCTAAATATTTTTTGAAAAATTTGCTTCTTAATCTTCTTAATTCTATGTTTAAATATTCTAATATTGCTTCTATTTCTTGTAATTGATGAAATCTATTTTCTACTACACCAGGTAACTCTGCTGATTGTTTTTCAACACTACCTTTAATTTTTATTTCATATCTTGCACTTTGTAATTCAGTTTCAAAATGTTGAATAGCTTCTGGTATTTTTCCAACGTCTCTAGATATTATTGTGTACCAATTTGACATTAATAATCCTCTAATTCGTCGTCGTGTTTATCCTCATTATCTACATCTAAATAATAATTTATAGCTTCATCTAAATCGTCATCATGACCTATTGCATCTTGTAATTCTACATCTGAAACTCCGTAGTCTGCTAATAAATCAACGTATTTTTCTGCAATTATTTTTATTTGTTTTTGATCTAGATATTCTTTAAAGAACTGCCATAGTTCTATTACTTTGTTAGCGTCTAGCATAGTTTACTCCGTTTCGTCGTCAATTTCTTTTGCTGTTGGATTATCTTGCATAGCGTCAAAATCATCCATTAACATCTTTAATTTATCTCCGGACCATGCTTTTCTATACTCTAAGTACTCTTTTCCTTTAGAATCTACGTACTTTAATCTATTACCTGATTTAACTAAAAGGCCTTTTTTCTCAAATAAGTCTACTAATCCACTATATGGATCCATTCCTGTATCATATGGAATTTTAACTTGTACTGCTTCAAATGGTTTAGCAAATCTTGTTTTCATTACTTTACAAGATGCTCGTATACCACGTACATCTGTTATTTTATTACCATCTTCATCTTCTTTTAATTTTAATTTTTTCATTGCAATTACAATACTTGATGCATATATAAATCCTTGTCCGCCTGATATTTTATCATCCGGATCAAACATATCTTGTGATGCATAAGTATGATTTGTTGCAACAAGTCCTACATTCCAACTACCAAACATATTAACACAATTTCTTACAAGTGCTGTTAATGATTTTGCTTTTCGTCCTAAATCACCTTTCATATCGCCTTCTTCAAATTGTTTAACATCAGTAGGTGTTAATAACATACCTAAACTATCAACTACAAATAAAATTTTTGGTGCATCTATTTTATTTTCTGAATATTGTTCTTTGTAATCTTTCATAAATGTTGATATAGTTTTTGCTACATCATCAATCATAGATAAACTTAATTTTAAAAGTTTCTTATCATCTGTATCTACATCTAATGCTTGTAACCATTTTTCATCTAAAGCGTTTTCTGAATCTATTAAAATTACAAAAATTCCTTGTTCTTGTGCCGCTTTAACAATGTTACCTGATGCTATATAAGATTTACCTGCTTGTGGTTCACCTGCTAATACAGTTACTTTTCCTAATGGAATACCTCTATTAAAATCTCCTGATATTAAATAATTTAATGCAAAGTTACCTGTAGATATCCAATCTGTTGGATCGGTAAAACCTATGCCTAGTCCTTGAATGTTCTTTGTTATACTTTTTCTAAACTTTGATACGTCAAATGCTTTGTTTGCCATTTTTAATTCCTAACTACGGTGGGGAATTAAATCCCCACCATAAATTTCATACTACTTTTGTTGTCTTGCTCTTATCATTGCCAGTATGTCTTCAGCCTTACTATTCTGCTGTGATGATTTAGTAGAACTAGTATTAGCCGTAGATGTTTCCTGAGTTTTGTTGCTCTCAGGAGCCGGTGTGTTTGATTTTGGAACTGCTACAGGATCTCCTGTTCTAGAACCAATACCTGCTGGTCTAAAGTATTGACCATATTTTTCTTGGTCATATGCTTCGCCATCCACAGATGCTTCAAACATCTCTTTGATTACCTTAACATCAACTTCTGATGGTTTCTTTGGAAGGAAATCACTCAAATTAAACAAATTGTTTTGTTCAATTGATTTAGTTTCTTCTTCAGATAACGGTCTAGATTTTCTTGACCAAGATGAAGTTGAGTAGTCTGCGTAACCACCTTTACTAGTTTTGATTATTCTAAAATCAACACCATTGACTGAGTCAGTTGGCAAATCTTCCATATCAGGATCCATTAATGCACCCTTGATAATTTGGAAAATTTGTGGTCCAATTATAAATCTTCTAATTGGATTTTCTGGTGTAGTTTCCTCGTTTAAAGGATTTGTTCCGACAAAACCTTGAAAGATATAAGATCTTTTCTTCCAATATTTTCTTCCCATATCCTCTAATTTAGGATCTTTAAACCAACCTCTAACCTCAGCTAGTATAGGACAAGATTCTCCATACATTTCCATGCATGGTACTTGTACCTGTACTGGTTTTGAGTCTGTATCACCTTTGACTCCTTGAAAGGGCAATTTAATCATCAATCGCTCTTTCCAGAAAAAAGTGTTTTCTTTATTTCCATCCGGCAAGAAACGAACAGTTGCCTGCTCTCCTTCTTTTAGATTCCAAAATGGAAAAATGGCGTTGTCCCCGCCTGATCGGCTTCCGCCTGAACGTGCTTCTTGTTCTTTAAGTTTAGCACGAATGTCTGCTAATGTTGCCATAATTAAGCCTCCTATTTTTAGCCTTTGTTAATTGTGCCTTATTGTTAATGTAGCACAAGACGAACATAATGTCAATACTATATTAACTTTTTTATTTAGTCAAGTATTTTTTTTGGATAGTTGTTTAGGATTATACGCCGGCTAATTTTTTTATTCTATTAATTTCTTTATCTTTGCCCAACATTAATTTTTGGATTATAGCTTCAGCATTTCTTACGTGTTCATCACCAAATTTCTTTTGCACTGATGTCAAAAGACCTGTTTCTCCTTTTGGAAAACTATTAGTTGTATAATCAAAGAAGCTTTTTATATATTCATCTAAATTTTTTGGATCTTCTTTTGGTTCTTCTTCTGGTTCATCAGTTTTTGGTTCTAAACTAATTTTGCCATCTGGGCCTTTCATAACAGCAACACCTTTATCGTCATCTTCCCAACCCGCTGGCATTTCTGGTTTTGCTGTACCTTGTCTTAAATCTTTCCAATTTTTTCTTAAAAATTGTGTTGCTTCTTTAGAATCATGTGTTACAAATATATCTTTTTCATCTTTGTCTAATACATGATATTGAACTTTATTTTTATCATCTCTTTGTACAGATACATAAGGTTTAATATTTTCCCAAGTCAATGTTTCTTCTGGTTCCATATCACCTGTATTAATACTATTAGCCATGTCTGGTCTTTTGTCTTTGATATAATTTAATATTGTTCCTCTAATGCAGGCATCACTATCTTCTCTACCCATTGAAACTATTTGGTCGTTTAGTTCTTTGTCATCTATAACGCCTTGTAAACTTTCTACACCATTAACACCATTTACTCCTGCAGGAAAATGTCGTCCCATTAAATTGTTTAATTTTACTAATGCTTGTTTGGCTTCTGTTGGATCAGATGAAAATAAACCATTTTCTGCTTCACCTACAATAGTACTCATTATTTTTTCAAAATCTTCTATACCGCCAATACGTTCTACTATGTCACCTAATGCTTTCTCTACTTCTTCTCTAGATGACATTGTGTGAATATGAACACCTTTAAAATTCATTTCGTCTGTATGAACTTCTGCTGTAATACCTGAATCTGCTAATTGTTTTTGAATTTGTTGTGCGTCAATATCTGATACACCTCTTTCTTGATCAAAGTCACCTGATAAATCAAATTGATGCATATGTGGTTCTACTTCTCCTTGATATCCTGCTTCTTCAAAATCTTCTGCTGTAACTTCTTGAGTTTTTGTTTTCTCACCTATTAGTTTGTATATGTAAGGAAATACATCTTCTAATTCTTCTTTAAAAGTTTTAATTGTTAATTCGTCTATCCAATTTTGTTTAAGTTCTTCTGGTACTTCTTCGTATTGTCTTGCTACAAAGTCTTTAACAGCGTTATTATAATAAGAACTTCTTTGTAATTTTTGGCAGGAATTTTTAACTTCTTCTATTCTTTCATCTACAATACTTAGATAGCCTGAAAGTCCTTCTGCCATTACAGCTGAACGATTTATATAAGATTTAAATTTTTTAAGTTGATTAAGTTCTTCACTTAATCCTGAAATATGTTTTCCAAAGTCATCATAAGGAACTCCACCATTGGAAATATGTTGTGCCATTGCTCTAGCACCATTAAGATGTTTAAGAGGATATCTAAATCTTTCTCCTGTAGGGCTTTCTATGAATATAGATTCTATTCTGTGAGATCTTCCACCAGCAACTGTCATGTCTACTGGGGCAGAATGTTTAATAACTAAACGTGCTTTTCCAATAGGTTGAAAACTAGTTTTTGTTGTTCCGTATATATTAGATTCGCTCACACTTTCTCCTTCTTCTTTACGAGATTTACTCAAATAATCATAATCTCTTTTTTCTAGATTACTTTTTGTAATATCTCTTGTATCAAAATTAAGCATTCTAGCTTTAGCAAAATTTCTTAATTCTTTAAGAAATTCAAACCATTTATGCTTTACTACCTCGTCGGAATTTTCTATAAAATCCGTATTATGTAGTATTACAAGACCATCTTTCTCGTCTATACTAATACTTACCTTTCCTAACGATTTTCCTGCCTCCTTAAAATCAAAGTCAAAATAACGGGCCTGTGTAGGTTCATTAGTCACATTGCCTTCTTTATCCCCTAACGTAACAGCAGGGAATCGACCTCTAACTTTGTTGAATAAATCGTTTGCTATTGCTTCTGTGTTCATATGCAGTATTTATCAATTAACGTGGCTAACAAAAATTGGTAGTGGTATAACCCTCTCTGTAGTATCTTCATCTGCTTGACTGAAAGACGTATATATTTTAGGATCCCAATCTTTTAGTACTTGAATAACTCTCATAGCTAATAATGATGCACTAACTAGGTCATCATGCTCACCTGTTTTAGCTCTGTAAGTAACACCAGATGCTATAAATGATTTGAGTTCACTAACTAGAGGCTTACTATTAATTTTCATCTTACCTCTTTCAATCATTGATTTTAATCTTGCACAGGCAACAACTTTAGTTTTATGAGTTGTATTAAATCCTTTTCTAAATCTTCTAATATGACCTTTTCTAATAGGTTCGTTTACAAGCATACCTGGTATAGAATCTTCACCAAAGTCTTGAATTACTAATAATGCTGACTCGCCTATTGTATTATTTTCTACACTCCAATATATATTTGAACCATTAGGATTTTCTGATTCATCTTTAATATAATTTGCTATGTCTTTTAGAATTCTAATTTGTTGTGGTATAGCAGTTGTATTATGTTTCCATTCTGCAACTTGGTTATAGGATGGTAATTCAAAAACTTGAATGGCGGCATTATCTCCACCAGTACCCATTGCAGGATCTAATGCTATTACATAAGTGCTTTCTTTATTAATTTTTTCATACCAACGTGTTTGCCCCATATTAAATATTGGCTGTTTACCTTCTAACGTTGATAAGAAAATACTATTAATTAAAGTTTCTTCATAAACTAAAAATTCGCAACCGTACTCTCGTCTAAATCTTTCTTCACCTATTCTACTTAATTCTTGTTGTTTCCAAACTTCATCTCGTTCAGGATGTTCATCCCATCCAGCAGTAAAACCATAAAAACCATTAGAACCTAATTCTGATTCATTACCATTTTCATCGAATTTGTCTTGAGATTGTTTCCATAATGTTGCAAATACATCTTCATCAGAGTTAGGTGTTGATGTAACTATTGCTTTACCTCCTGTTGCTAATGTTGGAGAAATTGAAGTCCAAAATTCTCTGGCTATTCCTGCATTTACGAAAGCAAACTCATCACAATATAATAATGAAATTGCCATACCTCTTCCAGTGTTTGTAGTTGTAGTTGTGCTTACTATTCTACTACCATTATCAAATTCCATTGACCCTTTATTATAATTTATTACCCCTGCTCTAATATGATCTGGACATAATTCATATGCATAACGGATACGTTGCATAATTTCTTGAGCACCTGCAAATTTATGTGCGGCAATTAATATTACTTGATCAGGATGAAACATTGCATACCACAATAGATAACAAGCGGCTGAAGTAGTTTTTCCACATTGTCGAGGTAACATATTAACATTAAATCTATGTAAATGATAACTTTGTAATAGTTTGTCTTGATATTCAAAAGGCTGGAATAATAATTTACCTCTTACAGGATGTTGAATATAAAAGAAATTGTTAGCAAAAACTTTATATCCTAAGTCATGATCTGCACATTTAGTGACATCATTTAATTGTTCTTCTGTATATTTTTCTTTTAAATGTGCCTTTTTAGTTAACACACCGTCCAAACTTCTCATTGTCATAACAGTATTTATTGTGGATTATGGGGAGGAAATATTATATTCGGGGGTCTATTTCGTTGATTTTTGATTAATCATATCGTCAGTAACTACAGTTCCACGAGGTTCTGTTTTATTTTTAAACATTTGGTATTCCGAAATAAGTCTTTCTTTGACTGCCATTGGATTATCACCATCTGATACTTTAGGATATGTTTTTTTAGCTTTATTAATACCACCTGCAATATCTTTTGTCATATATTGTGCATCTTGATATTTAGGATCAGGTGTAGTACTTGCTTGACCAGGTACTTCGTCTTTAGTTTCTTCTGAAGCTAGTTCATCTTCAGGACTTAAAATTTTATCTAATGTTTCATCACCAGTTTCTGGTTCATCAGCTTTTGGTTCTTGATTAATCATGTCTGGTGTAACTTCTGTTCCGCAAGGTGACATAGAAGCTGGAGCTTGTACACCTGCATTTCTAAAAATTTGCATTAAGTTATTAACTTCGTCTGCAGAGTCGCCAGCAATAGAAATTTGAGCCGCTTCTTTTATATTTGCTTTGTCGGCTTCTTCTTTCAACTGTTCTTTAGTTTGAATCTTGTCTATCTTTTCTATATGTTTTCTAATATTAAAATCACTAATATCCATTTTTATTTCTCCATTATTCCTTTATTGCCTTCTGGATTAACTTTAACATCTTTAGCGGCATCAGGTGCATCTCTATCTTTTCTAACTTTTTCTAATTCTTTAAGTAGTTCCATTACTCTTGAATCTCCTGCTGTTTTTGTTGCGGCAGAATCACTTTTAGGATAGTCACTTTCTAAATTTGCTTTCTTATCTCCATTTGCTTTAGGTTCTTCTTGTATAGCAACTAAAGGATCACCAGGTTTTCTAACTACTACATGATTAGCAGGTAGTCCTAATGAATCTTTTAAGTATTGCTCAAGGACAGAAGTAGTTGTTGGATATTCAACTTCAATGTCAAAATATGTAACTTCTGTATTTTCTAATGCAGGGAAATCTAATGCTTTCTTTTGAATAGGTGTTTTTTTACCGTTACTCATGTTAACTACACTAAATTTTTGCATTAAAGATTCAAGTCTATCACCAGTATCATCTGCTAACATACCTGCTAAACCTACTTTAAAATTGTAAGTTTTTTTACTTTCTGCTATATATTTTTTAAAATCTATTTGCATACGTATTATTTATCCAGTTTTCTAAGTTTCTCTAATAAACTATTACGGTCAGATATAACATATCCTTCGCCCTGTACTATGCTAGAAGTGTCTTCTGTACCTTGTTTAGAGTCTTGTTTTTGTTTCTTTAACTGTAAATCGACCATTTTAAGCTTCTTGTCTATTTTAGCTACCTTGGAATCAAGGGCTGTTTTGAGCATTTGTCCTGCTACTTCAAACACTCTAGAAGAGTACCTACTTTCTACGTTCATACCTAAATCCATTAAATCTTCATATGCATCTATGGCTTTAGAACTAATATCATTTAATTCTGTATCACCTAATGAACCTAATCCGTCTACTCTAGGTAAAGCGGCAGTTATTTTGTCTAGTTCTGCTATATCTCTTTTGGTAGTTATTTGTTCTTTTTCTGCTTCTGCTTTAACTTTAGCCTGTTTCTCATTGGCTTTATCTTCATCTACTATGGATTGAGATTCAGGTAAGTTTAAAAGTTCTTCTAATTTTTTAGTCATATTATATACTACTATATTTATTTAGAATTTTAACCGCGTCTTCCAGTATGGAAAAGGTCTTTTTCATTTACTACTCTAAATTTAAAACCTTTATTTTTACACCAAGCCATAGCGGAATTCCATTTAGCTTGATTAATAACATATTGTATTTTGTTAGCTTTGCTTTCACCTAATTTTTCTTTTCTAGTTTGATTTTCTGGTTTAATTTCTACAACTTCTGCATGACTTTTACCTGCTTTATCTGTATATGCTATAAAAAAATCAGGAACATATATTGAAAATTTTCCTGTGAAAGGATGTTTGTAAGGTATCTTAATTGCTTCATTGGCCCATTTGCTAATACTAGGACTTTCATCACAAAATCTCATGAAAGCAAATTCCCAACTTGATCTATATAAAGGTGATCTATTACCTATGTATTTGCTAGGATTCTTTGGATTGAATCTACCATTAATATAACGTTTCATGGACTTACACCACTATATTTCTTTTTTCAGTAGACTCGTTTGGGTTTGTAATTTTATAACCTAACGTTGATATTTTTGATCTATTATGATTAAGAATTTCAGTAACCATAAAACTGAGTTTAGCAGATTCTACACCTTTTAATGTGTCAACTAATTCAAAAACATTAACACCATCTAATTTAGCTTGTTGTAATAAAACTGTTGCAGTACTTCTACTAGCAACTTTATCAAAGCCTCTAGATTCAAAAAATCCAACAACTGCATCTACTTGGTTGCTAGGAAAATTTATAGGATCAGTAAAAAATTTATTAAAAAATTCTTTAACAGGTGCTGAACTGTCTTTAGATTCATTTGGTATGTTTGTATTAGGTAATGCCATAAATTTATCCTATATGAGTTTGTTTGTTTTTTGGATTGCTTTTACTACTCCACTTCTAACACTATTAATAGATTTTCCAAGATGTGTATTTGCAACACCTTTAGAAGCATCTGCCGTTTGTCCTATTTTACCAATTGCTCCTACTAATATATTAAATCCTTCTTGTCTTAAACCATCTTTACTTAATTTTTTCAAATTTCTAATTCTATTAGCAGTCCTAATGATAGATCCTAAGGTCATTTTTCCTCTCTTACCTCCTTGACTGCCTATGTAAGTATTAGGTCCTGAACCTCCTCCACCAAATAAACCATCTAATATACCACCAGTTCCAAATACACTTGTTGTACCACCACCACTTAATGAATTAGGACTTGGAGTTCTATCATAATGAGCAGGATCGGCAAAAGTTTTAGGTGCCTTACCTTGACTTACTGGACCCCGACTATAAAATACTGCTTCATATTCTACTCTCATTCGATTTTGTACTGGACCTGTGTCTTCATTAGAAAGTGAATCATGTTCCCAACCAGAAATTATAGGGTTAACTAATGTGTAACAAGTATATGTTTTTCTAGCCATTTGATAAATTTGAATACTGTGAAAAAATGGAGCAAGACTATTATTGTCTAATCCAAAATTAAATTTGTTCATTTCAGACGACATATATGTTAATCCTCTATTATAAGGTTTTTTATATGCAGGTGGTGATGTCATATCAGGAGAACCATCTGTCATTGTGTCTCCATAGTTACCGTCTTTAAAGTAATATCTATAATAACATTCCCATAGTGCAGTAGTTACTCCATAATTGTCATCATGAAATGAAATAGCTACTGGATCATATTGAATTCTTTTTTGAATTTTTCTTTTCTTATTATATGCTTGAACCATATCCACATCAATTGTATATTTAGGTAAGTCAACCTGTTTTACTAACATATTCAATTCATGTTTATGATTTGTTAAGGGTGGATCAGTTATACCAGCACTATCATTAATGTTAAATGTTACGTGATATAAAAATTTACTCTTTGGAGCAAGTCTAAAACTGTCATCTACATACAGTCTAGCCGCATGAGCAAAGTCACCTAAATTACCTTTAGGTCCTAATATACCACTTTTTAAGTTATCTAAAAATCCGTTTAGTAAGTTTGCCATATACAGTATTTATCGAGTAGAAAAACAGGGTAGAGAATAAAAAAGGCGCCTTAGCGCCTCCTCTATTAGTGGAATTTTAAATTTTGTTATTATGCGCCGCCACCAGTAATTAAAGTGTTTACTGTTCTTCCTACAGATGTTCCTACACCTGAACCTTGTGGTGTTTGTATAGCATTGTCGTATACAATAGAAAGTGTTACAGTTACTGGTTCGCTAGTGTTATATGCTAAAGTATTGTAATTTGCAGAATCAAGATAACAACCATATAATTCCCATGTTTCTAAAACATTAACTACATTGGCTCCGTTAGCTCCATCTGTTATTTCAATTCTAGTTACAAATTTGTAATCTGCTCCAGATGCCGCCGCAGATTGTTCGAAGAAATCGAATTGTTTCTGCAATTGTTCGCCTACTAATTTTTGAACATTGTTTGCAACATCTTCTCTTAATGTTAAAGTAATTGGCTCCCAAGTATGCTTACCTGCAAGATATACTTTTGAATTATAAACATCAATAGTTGTTTTTTCAAAACTTAAATTAGGTCTCATCACATCCTGAACTTGTTTAGTAAGTTCAGTAGTAGGAGTAGATACACCAAAGTTTTCTAAAGTTACTCTAAAACGATATTGTAACTTAGGCATTAATAGGCCTTGGTTACTAGAACTTTGATTAGAACTCAAAGGTACTGTAATCTTTGATAATGTTGATATACTCATTTTTATAATCTCCTATTAATATTTATCCTATTATAAACCAGCTATTTCGCCAGTATTTTTAAGTCTCAATGGAATGTATATAAATTCTATTGCTTTTACTGGTTCAATTGCTATATCTAAATATAGTTCGTTTCTGTCAATTCTTGAAGGTGTGTTATTTGATTCATCACACACTACTAAGAAGTCATATAATGCTCTGTTACCTACTAATTCAAGTAATAAGCTATCTGCCTGTGCTTTTATTTCATCTCTTGTAATTTTATCATTAGGTTCAAATACAAAAGGTCTAGCCAATTTGTTTAATTGACTTCTTAAGTAAATTACTAATCTTGATACGTTAATTCTGTCTAAAGATGAAGTACCACCTGCTCTAGTTTTTTGTCCATAATTAACTAAACCAGCACCTGTTATAAAAGTAAGTGGATTAACATTGCTAGAATATAAAGTGTCTCTTTGACCTTCATTTAATGGAGAACTTACAAATTCTCCTTCTGAATCTATATATCCAGTTGAACTAGCGTTTGTAATTCCTCCTCGTCTTGTACCTGCTGGAGCAAACCATGGAAATGAAACTTGATCACTTAAAGCAATTGTTCTAAGCATCATGTGACTTGGTGGAACAACAACGTTGTTACCAAAATTATCACTTGTAAATCCTGATGGATAAAACACTCCAAGATAATCGTCGTTAGTTACAAGACCATTGTCATTGTCTTCAGTTGCTGAACTAACGTTAGTTGCCCAGTTGTTTAATGACGTTGCATCTGATGTTAATCTCATTGGTGAATCACCAACTATAAATGCTGACAAGTTTCTGTCATTATTAAGACTAACCAATTCACCTATTAGTTCTGGATAACCAGGACAAGCAACTACGTTGAATATTCTTGATTCATCATCTCTAATTTCTTGATTAGCATTAACCAATGCTTGAAGTGATTGTACAACAACTTTTCTTTGTGATCTTCGTCCAAATGAACCTGAACCATCTGAATTATTAGCTGATTCTGTAACCCATCTGTGAGCATAATAACCACTCATAGATGCACTACCCATTCTAAGATTGTTAGCTGTAGTGTCTACATGATTTCTTGCAAATTTCTTAACATTAAATCCACTTCTACGTGTATTGAAAAGTAAAGTTCCTTTTGGATATAATGCTGGATCTGGTGCATCTGTATCTACAAAATCGCTAGTTAGTAAAGCAACAATTGTAGCATCTGTTTCATCTGCGCCTGCTGTACTTGATCTACTATCTGCAAATACAATACCATCTTCTGTTGTTTGATCTGAATTATCTACTGCTACCCATTTTAATGTACTTGCATTCCATCTAGAAATTTTAGGATAGTTTTCTAAATCACTTGAATCAATCCATAAATCTCTATCTACAAGAGCTGTAGCATCTGATTGTGTAGTTGGTGCTGTAGCAGAAACTTGTGGTCCTGCTGGATCTGTGTTTGCATTTACAGTTAAATAACCATCCCATTTAGCACCTGTATGTTCCATAATATCTGCTTGGTCAACAATAGATGAATACCAAAGTTGTCCATCTGTTGCAAGTGAAGTAGGAGCTGTTGAAGAAGAATTATGTGTTAATGCTCCCCAATTAGATCCTCTATATACTCTAGGAGTAGGAGGACTAGCTGGATCTATACCTGGTTCATATGTTACGTTAGTTGAATCTTGTGTTATTCCTGCTAGAGCTATTAATCCATCTGTGTCAGTAATTTTAATTTCTCCACCATCATTGTGAGTTATTACAACTCTGTTAAGTGTATCAACACTAGCACTAACATTTGTAAAACTTGCGTTATTAATTTCGCCTGCTAATACATCAGCATCAGTAGTTGCCGCAGTAGTTGTTACACTAAAAGTCTTAGAAGCAAGAGCTTCTGCTCCTACTATTGATTCTTCTATAGTAACTGCATATGTAGCCGCTGTTAATTGTGTTGCTATTGCACTTGATGTAATTGTTGTTGAACCTGTGTTTGCTCGTCTGAAAAGTTTAAAATCAGCTTCGCCAGTTTGACCATTTACTGTATTAACGTATAATGTACCAACTGGAAGATTTACTCCTCCTCCAGATAAATCTAAACTATATAATGCAGATTCATTGCTAGAGTATAATGAAGCACTTACGTCTTCCCAAAGTTTAGTAGTATCATTAAATTTCTTAACTTTCCAATTTGCACCTAAATTTGGACTAGTTGTTTTAAGCCAAATAGCGCCTGACGCCATTCCATCATTACCTAGAGTTCCTTTAAATGCTGGAACGTTAGTGTGAGTAGAAGTATTGTATGCTGGTATTTTATAACCATCACCAGTTGAAGCAGTAATTCCTACTTCTGCCATTAGTCCTGTACCGTCTACAATTGTCACTTTAGTATCTAAAGGACCAGCTTGAGAACCGTCTGAATAAATTGCTAATTTGTTATCAAGATTTTTAGCTTTAATACCTGCGTGTGGATTATTAGTGTTTATTTCTGTAACTAAAGCATCTAAAGTAGTTCCTGAAGCAGTAACATTATTACCATTAAGAGTCATAGTCTTACCATTAGTAATAGTTGGATTTGATGTTGCACCAATTATAGCAGGATTACTTTGTTTCCATCCTGCAGAAGCAACTTTTTGCCAAGTTCCATCATGCTTTTTAAAATATAAATCGTTATACGTAGTAGTAGCATTAATGGCATAATCACCAACTGCTCCTATTGAAGTTTTAGGTACTGCACCTGCAACACCTCCTACGCAATTTGTTTTGTCAGTTATAACTATTGGATCATGTTTTGTAAATGTTTGTCCACCTGTAGTAGTTGACGCATTACCATTCCAAACAAATACTCCCCATTCTGTATTAGCAGTATCTAGCCAATAAGTTCCTGATGGAGGGTTAGCCGCTGGTGTTGTTGCAGAAGCATTTAATTCTCCAGTATCAACTGCCGCTCTAACAACATAAGCTCTGTTGGCTACACCTAAATAAGAGTAAGCCGCTTGTAGTCCCCATTCATTAAGTTCACCACCATGTATAGGATTATTATTACCATCTTTAGTAAATGTAGGATCACCAAATGTTTCTGCTAACTCTCTTTGAGAAGTAATTAGATTAACTTTACCAGCATTTGCGGCTGTTGTGCCTGATGCTGTTCCTGTTCCTGAACTTGATGTTTTATCTTGTGCTGATGCAACGAATATCATTGGCACCGTGCCTGGTTCGGCCGGTGTATAGAAACTTTCGTCTATTACGCTTACTTGTACTCCTGGTGAAACTAATGCCATTTTATAATCTCCTGCTTATAATTCCTTTGTTAACGTTATTTATGCTTATTACATAAAAGACAGGTTATAATTACTAAATGAAAAGGGCCAGAAAAGGGCAGGTAAATAAGCTATATGAGACCTTTATGTAAAGTTTGTAACAAGTATCCATGTGCAATTAACTATCATAAGAAGGATATAATCTTTTATAGAAGTAAATGCGAAGCTTGTATTAGATATGGTGGAGCCAATCATGGTATGCCTAAATGGCATAATGCTGGTTATCGTATGAAAAGTAAATGTGACAAGTGTGGGTATAAAAGTGAGTACCCAATACAATTTAATGTGTTTCATATTGATGGACATATGAATAATTGTAACTTTAAAAATCTTAAAACAGTATGCGCCAACTGTCAAAGAACATTACATAAAGAAGGATTTAAGTGGAAACAAGGTGATCTTGTACCTGATTTTTAAGATTATCCATAGTAGAATTATTATCTAAAACTTTATCAAAATTAGCCTTTGCCCAAGACCATTCACTAGGATGTACATCTTTAGGTTCTACACCTATGTCTTGATAAACTCTAAACCATGTAGGTAATTCACCTCTTTTTACCCACCATACTTGACCATTGATACTTTTAATCATTTTAACTTCATTTTCAAATCTAACATCAGGAACAACCCAGTTAGTATTAGGATTATCTAAAATTTTCTTTTTAGTCATACTAACCCATATACCGTCATAAAAATTATCACGCATACATTCTGTACCAAATTTTTGTAATACAAATCTTGGAGTAATAGATTTGCCTACTTCTTTAGACCAATATTCATCTGGTTTTTCTCGCCATTGTCTACTTTCATCTGTTTGACCGTCAAGCATAGTTCTATCCCAATCAAACATTGTAGCAACAGATTCTTTTAATTTATCTGCGAATGATATTTTTTTAAATTGATGCTCTTGAATAAGATGATCGGCTATGGTGTCTTTTCCACTACCCATGAGACCGCAAATACCTATAATCATTTATAAAGTATAACGGAAATTTATGCGAATGTCAAATGTTATTATTAACCAATTGTGAAATGATACCCTTGACCACCACCAACTTGCGTTTTTAGTTCTTCATCAAGTTTTTCAAGTTCGGCTTGACCTTCTTGTTTTAAAGAATCACCGTTTAATGCGGCTCCTCCTTGTGGTCCAGCAATAGTGGCAAACTTGCCTCTTGCTTGGCCTAGTGATATTTTGCATAATGCAAGGGTATGTCTTTTAAGCCATTCTTTGACTAGGTAATCTTTCATTAATTCGGAATCTGGACGAAAATTGTAACAATATAATAGTAATTCTTCGTCTGAACGAGGTCGTTGTAAGAGAGTTAATTCTTTAGTTGTAGTGTTCCATTTAAATTCAATAAAGCTACCAAACATTCTTCCCACAAGTTCTTGGAATTGTGCAAACATATTATAAGTTGCTAAACCTCCCATGTTAGTACTAGCGAGAAGATATGTGTTTGTATATGCTAAATTAAATGGTTCAAATAATGTACCGCCATCTCCTCCACCCGTTCGTGACCCAATTGAACGTCTATATATTTTTTTTACTTCTATTACTTCATTAGCTAAGGTGTAGGCATTTTGGTCTATTACCGTTGTAAGAAACATATAGCTTTCTTCTACTGAATTATCTGCTCTTTGACGGAATCTGTCAAATGAATCTTGTAAAGCTGTTTCATAATGTGCTGGATCTAGCTCTACTTCTACCATGCCACCGCCCAGCATATTGTATACGTAGTCGAATATTTCTTGTTTTTGTGTTGCTAAATCTGCCATAATATGTTCTCTATAGATATTTATCAACGTCCTGCCTAAGAATAAATATAACGTATGCCAAGAATAAGTCTATATAAACCGGAAAAAGGACAGGACTACGCCTTCTTAGATAGAACAGTTAATGAGATGTTTACTGTAGGGGGCACTGATGTATTTGTACACAAATACCTAGGTCCAAGGAATCCTGAAGAAGAAGAAGCTACAGCTACACAACCTAGATATAATGCTGTAAAAGAAACTAACATTCAAGATATGTTATTTCTTGAAAATCGTGATAGAAAATACGATTCAAGTGTTTATACATTAAGAGGAATATACAATGTAGCAGATATAGATTTTGATATGAGCCAGTTTGGTTTGTTTTTACAAAATGATACATTGTTTATGACTATTCCTATATCAACTTCTGTAGAAACGTTAGGACGAAAAATAATGCCGGGAGATGTATTTGAATTACCTCATTTAAAAGACGAATACGCCCTTAATGATTTTAATTTAGCATTAAAAAGATACTATGTAGTAGAAGATATAAGCAGGGCGGCAGAAGGATTTAGTGTATCATGGTATCCTCATTTATATAGAGTAAAATTAAAACAAATAGTAGACAGCCAAGAATTTAAAGGCATACTTGATTTACCTGCACAAGAAGGATCAAGTCAAACACTTAGAGATGTACTATCCACATATGAAAAAGAAATGCAAATTAATGAGGCTGTTGTTGCTCAAGCAGAAGCTGATACTACAAAAAGTGGATATGAAACTAGTCATTTATACACATTACAAACAGATGCTAAAGGTAATACTGAGCTTGTTACTACTGATACAAATGAATTAGATGCTAGTACACAAAACGAATTAGCAGACAGAGTTAATCAAACACCTGATAGATCAGGATATCAAGGTTATTTAGTAGGTGATGGAATTGCACCTAATGGTGAAGTATTTGGTCATGGAATTACTTTTCCAACAAGTGCAATTAAAGGTGATTATTTCTTAAGAACAGACTTTTTACCAAATAGATTATTTAGATTTGATAAGACTAGATGGGTTAAAATGGAAGATGGTGTAAGAATGACATTAACTAATACAGACACAAGAGCTACACAAAAAGGTACGTTTATTAATAATACAGCAACTAATCAAATAGGTGGAGAAACTGTAACTGAAAGACAAAGTTTATCTAAAGCACTTAAACCTAAGGCAGACAATTAATGATGATTAGAGAATTATGGGGCATTCCTATACCAGGCACAGAAAAAGCCGTTGGACTTAAAAAAGTTACTCGAAAATATATGGGCAAAGTTAGAACTTTTTATGAACCAGCAACTAAAAAAACAAATGAAAAATCTAAAATAGAGAAAAAATAATGCAATTTTTTTACGACGGACAGATAAGACGATATATCACTCAAATTATTAGACTAATGAGTAACTTTAGCTATAAAGATGGTGATGGAAATCTAAAACAAATACCTGTCATGTATGGTGATATTTCTAGACAAGTTGGTCATATCATAAGAGATAATTCAGAAAATAAAATTCCTTCTGCTCCTAGAATGGGAATTTATGTTAATGGTTTAGAAATGGCTAGAGACAGATTAGCAGATGCTACTTATGTTAGTAAAATTCATTTACGAGAACGTGCTTATGATGATTCCAATAAAGAATATCTTAATGTTCAAGGATCAAATTATACTGTAGAAAGATTAATGCCAACACCTTATACGTTAAATGTAAATTGTGATATATGGTCTACAAATACTGAACAAAAATTACAAATTTTAGAACAAGTTTTAATGTTATTCAATCCAAGTTTAGAAATCCAAACTACAGACAATTATATTGATTGGACTAGTTTAAGTGTAGTGGATTTAACAAGTGTACAGTTTAGTGGAAGAACAATTCCAGTGGGAGCAGAAAGCGAAATAGATATAGCTACTTTAGGTTTTACAACACCTATTTGGATTAGTCCTCCTACTAAAGTTAAAAAATTAGGAGTTATTACTCAAATTATTACTAGCATATACAATGAAAAAACAGGTAACATTGACCTTAGTCAGTCTATGCCTGAATTACAAGCCTATCAAGATGATTATGGCAAAGATATTAAAGCAGATATTGTAAAAAGTGCAGACGGTACTATTGACACTAGTAAAGTTGTTAAAGCAGATGTTGATAGTGTTATAGGAACTACAGGTATACAATATGATATTCTTGTAATGAATAATATAGCTCAAATAGTAGACAGAGGTGTTGTAGGAAATGTCAATTGGAATGCATTACTAGAGAGATTACCTGGAATATATCAAGCAAGTTTAAGCACATTGTATCTTAATAGGTTAGATGTTTCTACAAGAATTAGTGGAACATTTGCAATTAACAGTTTAAATGAAAATCAATTAATTGTAAACTGGGACGCAGATACTATTCCTACCGATACTGATATTCAAGGATATGCAGATGCAAGAGGTACAGTAGATTTTATAATTGATCCGGTAACATATAATCCTACATCTACAAAAGTAGCAGGTCAAAGACTTTTATTATTAGGACCTATCGGTGATGTAAGTAATACTGATGGTGCAGATGCATGGAAAGGTACTGGTAATGCAGACTTTGTAGCAGAAGCTAATGATATTATAGAATGGAATGGAACAGATTGGACAGTAATTTTTAATGCAAGTGCTAATAATTTAGATGATTCAACAGTATTCACACCTACATACGTTACAAACCTTAATACAGGCATCCAATATAAATGGGATGGCACACAATGGATATTAAGTTTCGAAGGAGAGTATCGTAAAGGAACCTGGTCTATTACTCTTTAAGATAATTATTTACATGACCCAGAGAATAATTGGTTGCGGAGCACTTTTCTATACCCTTAATACTCAGCGATTTTTGTTATTACATAGGACACAAAGTAAGCAAAGTCACGTTTGGGGGTTAGTTGGAGGAACAACAACTTCCGAAAATCCTTGGGAAGGATTGAAAAGAGAAATTAAAGAAGAAATCGGTAATCAACAAATTGTTAAAACTATTCCTATGGAAACATTCATTAGTAATGATGAAAATTTCTTATACCATACATATCTTTGTTTAGTAAAAGATGAATTTATACCTAAATTAAATAAAGAACATGATGGTTATTCTTGGGTAGCTTTTGGTAGATGGCCTAAACCTTTGCATCAAGGATTAAGAAAAACATTACAAAATAAAACCAATCAAACAAAATTAGAAACAGTTTTTAAAATGGTTAAATTTATAGTATGATTAAAATAATTGGTGATGTTATGTTAGATATATGGATAGAAGGAAATGCAGAAAGAGTTTCACCTGAAGGACCTGTATTAGTTATAAAAGAGAATAATAAAAAATATAGTATAGGAGGTGCTGGAAATGTTGCAGTTAATATTGCAAATTTAAAGGTACCTTGTGAATTATATGGAGCAATAGGACAAGATGATCCAGGTAAAAAATTAATAAAATTATTTTTAAATCAAGAAATACATCCTAAATTAAATTATGATCATTCTATTACAACTACTAAAACAAGGATAATAGGTCAAGGTGGTAAACACGTTTTAAGATTAGATAAAGAAGAAGATTATTCTAATGAAGTTACAGTTGATTGTAATGAAAATGATATAGTAATTGTTAGTGATTATAATAAAGGTGTTATTAAAAAAGATACAATATCTAAATTATTAAAAAAAACAAAATATGTAATAGTTGATCCAAAACAAAGTGCAGATACCTATGATGGAGCATATATTGTTAAACCAAATATGAAAGAATATAACGAATGGAATAGTGTATTTTCAATTACTGATGCTCTTAAATTTATGCGAGAACATCAATGGACATGGTTAATAGTTACTGATGGTAGTAATGGTGCTCATGTATTATGTACTACAGGTGAATATTCTTTATTAAAAGAAAAAGCAAAAGATGTTGCAGATGTTACAGGTGCAGGAGACACATTTTTAAGTGTATTAGCTTATGGTATATCCAAAGATATTAATGTATTTGAATGTTGTAAATTGGCGTGTACGGCATCAGCTAGAAACGTAGAACAACGTGGTGTTGTACCTGTTACTTTAAATGATTTACAAAAAGGAGTTATTTTTACTAATGGAGTATTTGATATTTTACATATAGGTCATTTAGAATTATTAAAATATGCAAAAAGTTTAGGTAAAAAATTAATTGTTGGAATTAATAGTGACGATAGTGTTAAAAAAATAAAAGGTCCGGATAGACCTATTAATAATGAAGATAAAAGAGTTAAACAATTAATGATGTTACCGTGGGTAGACGAAGTTAAAGTTTTTGAAGAAGATAATCCACACAAACTTATGAAAGAAGTTATGCCAGATATTATAGTAAAAGGGGGAGATTGGACAGTACAAACAACCGTAGGAAATGAACTTGCAGAAGTTAGAATTTTTCCAAGAATAGAAGGACATTCTACAAGTGACATAATAGAAAAAATTAAAAATGAACAATAAAATAATCCAATTACCAAACGCATTATCAATTGAGCACTTTAAAAGGTTACAAGAACTTATCATGGGTCTTAATTTTCCTTGGTATTATAATTCTAATGTAGTAGATGATATGCACATATTACCAGATACTGAAAAATACCAATTTCAATTTACACACGTATTTCAAGAAAGTAATAGAATTGTTACAAATGAATCTAATTGGGAAGCTCTAATTCCTGTTTTTGCATTATTAGATCCAATAACTTTTATTAGAGTTAAAGCAAATCTTGTTACTAGACAAGATAAACTTGTTACTCATGGTTATCATGTTGATACAGTAACTCCTTGTTGTGTTACAGCAATTCTTTATATTAATACAAATGATGGATACACTGAATTTGAAGATGGTACAAAAATACCAAGTGTAGAAAATTCAATGGTTATTTTTCCTAGTTATATGATGCATTCTGGATCTACTTGTACAGATGTAAAAAGTAGAATGGCAATTAATATTAATTTTATACCGGTACCTGATAGTACCTATGCACATTTAACTATCCCCGAAAGTGTAGCAGAAAAAACTAGACCTTGGGGAGAGAAAAAGACAGGATATTAATGAACATATTAATAACAGGACATAATGGATTTATAGGAAAAAACTTATCTAAACATTTAGAGTCTAAAGGACATACTGTAAAAGGTTATTCTTATGTAGAAAATGTTGTGCCAGATCCATCAAAATATGATTGGGTAATACATTTAGGCGCAATTGCAACTACTACAGAAACTAATGTTAAAAAAATATTAACACAAAATTATGATTTTAGTATGAGATTGTTACAATTATGTGATACTATGGGAACAAATTTTCAATATGCCAGTTCTGCTAGTGTTTATGGAGGTCAAAGTACATTTACAGAAGATGGTCCTGTGTCTCCAATGAATCCATATGCATGGAGCAAATATTTGTTTGATCGTTTTATTGAATCTGTGGACCAATTTGATGTCCTTGTTCAAGGATTTAGATATTTTAATGTATATGGTTCTGACGAAGAACATAAAAAAGATCAAGCATCACCTATAACTAAATTTACAAAACAAGCTAAAGAAGATAAAGTAATTAAAATTTTTGAAAATAGTGAAAATTATCTTAGAGATTTTGTTTGTGTAGATGATGTATGTACTGTACATGAACAAATGTTAAAAAAAGATGTTAGTGGTATTTTTAATGTAGGTACTGGTAAGACTACTAGTTTTTTAAGAATAGCTGGAATTATCGCTAAAAAATACAATGCTAAAATAGAAACTATACCTATGCCATTAAATTTAAGCAATCAATATCAAAGTTATACTTGCGCCGATTTGACAAAATTAAATAAACATATAGACATTAATTGGAAAACCGTTAAGGAATTTGTAAATGATCAATAAAACAGGTAAACGAGAAATGGGTTGGGGCTATGAATTAATATGGGCTTCTAATGAAAAGTACTGTGGAAAAATTATGGTGTTTACTAAAAAAGGAGCAAAATTTAGTATGCATTTTCATAAAGATAAAGATGAAACTTGGTTTGTAAACAATGGTGTATTTAAATTAAATTGGATTGATACTAAAGATGCAACTTTATATTCTCAAGAATTAAAAGAAGGCGACTCTTGGCATAATCCTCCTTGCCAACCACATCAATTAGTATGTATGAGTAATTCCGGTAGTGTATCTGAAGTTAGTACTCCTGATCATTCTGATGACAATTATAGAATTGTTAAAGGTGATAGTCAAAAAGATTCTAAAAATAATCCTGAAAAGAAATAATTACGCTTGAGCTTCTGACCAACGTAATGTAACTGTACCAGCTACATCACCTGAACCTGCTGTTCTATATACGTTAATAGCTAACGCATCTGGACCATTTGGAAATGCTCCTCGACCACCAAGTGTAGTGTTAGTCAATTCCTTGATTTGATTAAGTGATAATGTTGCTCTTTCTCCCGGTTGTGCAACGAATGAAAAGATCGTTTCTCCCGGTTGTGCATATGGTGGATTACCAAATAAGAACGTAACATTTGCACCTGCATTAATTGTTCCAGTTGACGTTTGTGAAAACGTTACTTTGTAATATTCTGTACCAGTACTTACTGGACCATATCTTGCTTTAGGATCCACACTAATAACTGATGTACCAGCTGGGAAATTAGTATCTTGCAATTCTGTACCTGATGTGGCATTTGAGGATTCCCACTGAGTAGGATCCATATACAAGTAGTTTGTATTAGTTAAATCACCACCCATAGAAAACGTAATAGTTGTTGCCATAGGAATACCACCGTGATTTTGACTGTAGTATGCTAGGAAGTAATAAGAATATTCATAAAGCTCTGTAATAACTGTACCTGCAGGAAAGTTACCACCACTTACATTATCTCCTACTTTAATATTTCTATCCGCGAAACCATTATTGTTACCTGGGCCATCTTCTTTTAACCAGTATGAATAATTATTATACCAAGAACCCATGTTCCACCAGTTGTTTGTTACATCAGTTGTAATGATAGCCGATGTTGCCGCTGTTTGTGTAGTTTGAGTAGCTCCACCGTTCCAGTTAACCGAACCACCTGCCGCTATTTGGGCAAATGATGGTTGACCACCTTGAGCTGTTCCTGTTAATCCCGTCCAACCTATATCACTTGGATCTAATGGATAGTTTTGTGGATTAATAACTCCTTGTACAACTAATGATCCATTACCTGCACCTGATGTAGGTTCAGATGTTATTTCTAAACCATCAAGTAGCAATTGGGCTCTATTAAGTAAGTCTCTATCTCCCAGGTCACCAGTTAAAGCATTTGCAATTGACGGTGCTAATCTTATTAGGAACACGGTTTGTCTTATAGTTGATAAAGCTAAAGCTGTCGCTGAATAACTAAACAGATATCCACGTTCTTCATCAAAATCTCCATCTGTTATATAAGATGAACCCCAGTGTGATATAATTGGACTTGATGTATTACTAATTAATACCACTCCAGTGTTTCTAAAGTGTTCTGCCGCCGCTCCTGCTGAATATGATCTAATTGAACCGGAAGTAAAGTTTGTTAATTGAGTTGCTCTAGTACATCCTGTTAATCTATTTCCGTTAATTCCTGTATATGTAATAATTTCATTATCTATATAAAGTGTTCCGCCAGCTGGTGGAAAGAATGAAGTATCTAATAGTCTTATTGTTGTTTCTCCAGCACTTATATCAGCTGAAAGTTTACCATTAGCACCTTCATTTGTAACTTCATAACGCACAGGTTGGTTACCTGTTCTCATATATGCTTCTGTGTTTACGTTAGAATTTCTCATTCTGTGACAGAAAATAAAGTTACCATCACCACCTCTTGTCATGTAATCAATAAATCCAGCACCATACCAGGACATTTGAATTCCTACCATCTGCATCTTAGAGACATCTAAATCATAACCACTAGGTCCTGTTCCATCTACTTTATCTAAATTCCAGTCACTTTGTTTAGTTTTTTTGTCAAGTATTAAACAACTTTTAACACCTGAAGAAGGATTAACTCCTCTATAATCTGGAGTTACATACATCTCTGTGTTAGAAGAAACGTTCGATACAACGTGAGTCATACCTCTTATTACTATTCTATCACCAGATTTTAATTGTTCTCTAAATCTTGTACCTGTACCATTTACTGTATTAGAATCAGGTGTTACTGCAATTGTACCTGCTAATTGTCTTGTAGCTGTTCTTTGTGTAAGTGCAAGATTTACACCATCATATTCCCAAAAAATTCCGTTTTGATCATCAAATATTCCTGATCTTACTGTTGCACCATTCCAATTTTTTAATGATACTTGAGGTTGATCAGAAAATTCAGGTTGTAATATACTTAAAGTACTTTGTGCAGTAGTTTTAAATACTCTTTCACTTATAATTTGAGTTATTGTATAGGTATCATTATATTCTTGTTGTGTTATTCCTATTAATTTTATTATTGCACCAACTTGTAGTCCGTGATCAATTTCATCTGTAGTAATTGTTATTACTGATCCTACTGCTTTACCATCTGCTACAACATTTAAAATATCATAAGATGGAGCAAACAAGGCACCTGTTGTATACATAATACCTTTACCTGATTGATATCTAATATATTTTTTAGATTGTCTTATCGCCTGTGCACCATGTTGTGGTCCACCTGTTCCTAACATAACACCTCCATCAAATGGTCTATGTACAAAGAATGAATCTGGTCTAACATATACGAATCCTGACCATTGAGCATCTGTAATTGTTCCTGGAGATCTAACCTGATATCTAAATTTCGTAGGAGAAGGAATTTCTGTAACAAGACCTGGTCCTGATGCTAATATATGATTATTAGATCCGTCATCAGATCCAATTGTTACAAGGAATCCTGCACCTGGAACTAATCCATGTGGAGTTAAGAAAGTTACTTCCATAGTTGCTATCGCAGTATAAGTTAATGTAGTTCCATTTGGAATACTTGTCGTTGTTGCATCAGATATCGTTATACTTGAATAAACTGTTACACCCGTTCCTACTATAGCAGTACCTGAGTGAGTATTTGCTGTTACGGCTCCTGCTGAACTTACTGCTTGAACTAAAACTTCGAGATCATTGGCTGGTGTAGTTCCACCTAAACTTGCTCCTGATATAGTAAGTCTGTCTCCTACGTTATAATTAGAACCTGGAGAAGTTACTTGACATTCAGTATATGTTGTTGAAGAATCTTCTGAATAAGATCTTGTTACACTAAACGTACCACCTACTCCTGTCATTGCTCTATTTTGACCGCTCATAACAGTAGATATTCCACCTGTTCCAGTATTGGCACTTCCCGCCGAATTAAATGTTGTAATGACACCTGTGGCAACAGCATCAATGGCTGTAATAGTAATTACTAAATCATTTGCTGTTGAACTACCATATAATATTGTACCAGGAAGTGTAATTTCTTGACCAACCCAATAATTTGATCCTCCTTGATTCAAAGATACTGTATAATTTCCACCTGCTATGTCAACATCAAAAGTGGCCGATGTACCTACTCTTGCAGATATTGATGCTGGTGAAAAAGTTTGAGTGTTTACTGATGTTCCTGCCGCGGCACTTATTGTAGCAATTGCTCCAGCACTAACTGAGTCAACTGTAATAGTACAATCATTGGCAGTTGTAGCACCACCAAGTAAATCTCCTGCAAAAGTTACTGTATCTGTTGCGGCAAAACCTGAGCCTGTACCTGTTACTGAAACTGAATATGTTGTTCCTGTTCTGTTTACACTAAACGTTGCATCTACACCTGAACCTGATGTTGTCCATGCTGGACTAACATAATCTACGTTAGCATCTGTTCCTGTACCTGCTATAGACATACCAGTAATAGATCCATTTGCATCTACACTTGTAACTGTAACATATGCATCATTAGTTGGTGCTGTACCTCCTAAGGATACTCCTCCAGCTAATAATAAATCATTTACTGTATAATTTTTTGTTTCAGGACCTGGTTGTGCCGCACCACTGTCTGTCCATTGTTGATCTACTACAGCATCATTGGCCCCTAAAGGTCCTGTTAATGCAAGAGTTAAATCATGTACACCGTCAGTACCGCCTAAACTTGATCCTAGTATTATTAATTCTTGTCCTATTCCATATTTTTCTCCTAATGATGTTGCAGTAATACTACTATAAGTAGTAGCCCCAACTACATTAGTAACACTAAATTGTGCTCCAGTTCCTATATAACCTGATGAAGAAACTTCTGTAAAATCTTTTGTATTAACTGCTGTACCTGTTGGAGTAAGTGTTAAAATGTCACCAGATCCACCTATTGTATTAATAGTTAAAGTACAATCATTTGTTGTTGATGCACCACCTAAAAGTGCTCCATCAATTACTACAGTATCACTTACTGCAAATCCAGCCCCAGGAGTTGTTACTTGTGCTGTATATACTGTACCTGTTCTAGTTATAGTAAAAGTTGCAAGTGTTCCACCACCTGCTGTTGACCATACTGGACTAATATATGATTCAATAATATCTGGAGCAGTACCTACAATAGTATGTCCTGTAATTTGTCCTGTACCATCTACACTGGTAACTGTGATTACTATATTATTAGCCGAACTTCCACCAAAACTTCCTCCAGAAATTTCAAGTTTATCGTTTACAATATGTCCTGTTCCTGAAGTGTTTACTGTGTGGACAGTATAAGCCCCATTTAATACAGTTATGTCCCAAGTAGTAGCAGTATATATATTACCGGCGTATGTAGCTGTAAGACCTGTGTAAGTTTTATCTTCTAATGCTATCGTATATGTTCCAGCATCTTTAGTTAATGCAAATGTTCCACCTGTTCCGGTGCCACCTGCTACAGTACCACTTATTCCTGAAAGACTTCCTGTTCCTCCAAAAGAGACTCCTGTAAATGTAAAAGCAAGAATTTCTCCTGCAGTATCTACTTCATCTACTGATATTATAAGATCGTTTTCAGGAGTAGTACCACTTAACATATTTCCTAAAATAACTATTGCATCTCCAACTACATAATCATTTCCAGTATTAATAAGAGTTACAGTATAGTTTCCACCTGCCCAGGTTACATTCCACGTTGCCTCAAGTCCTGCCGGCGTTGCATTAGTTCCAGCAACTTCAGGATAAACTGTTTGATCACCTATCAAAGCTCCATTTAATGGAGTTGATAAAACTAAAGTTTGACCTACAACACTTATAATAGTTGTTGCATAACCATCTCCTCTATCCATTACAGAGTTTTGAACTATACCTGATGCATCAACAACATTTATTTGTGATGTTCCTGAGGCATAATCACCACTAATTTTTGGTGTTGCTATGGCTCCACCTGTTCCTTGAATCGCTGTAACTTGAGTACCTGTTGCGACACCTGTTCCAGTAATAGGTGCACCAGTAGGAGGAGGTGTTCCTGTAAATGCTAAAACTGTTTCTCCTTGAATTGCGCCTATTGATGTAACAACAGCACCACTTGATCCATTACTTGCAACAGAAAAACTTGGTTCTCCTAAATCTGCCCCAGTATAAAATGCGGCTCTACGCATTTGAGTAAATTTTGTAGAAATTACTGCACCAGCAGAAGTACCAACTTTAGCTTTAGCATAATAAGTTAATTGTTTATTTGTAGGAATAGTATGTACAACAAATGATCCTGTTGCTCTACCTGTACCTTCTACACCTGAACCTGCAAATCCTATAATTGAAATAGGAGCTCCAACATCCAAGTTATGAGGACCTGTTGTGTTTACAGTTATTAATGAAGCACCTATACCTTGAGTACTAGTTGATGCGTCAGTTGTTACTGATTCAACGTCAATATCTGTACCCGGTACTTCGTAAATTGATGGATAACCTCTTTGTGTTGAAATGGCTTGCCATTTTGTTGGCTGAAGACCATACTCAAAGTCAGCGTCAATCATTGATTGAGGTTTTGCAATTCTATATCTTTCAATTGCATCTGTACCAAAATCAAATGGTCTTACTCTAAGTTCTGTAGCTTCTATAAAGGCTTGTATACTATCTGTGTTTTCGTGTGTACTAGTATCTACGTTAAAAAATATTGTAGATATTGTATCTGCACCTTCTAAGAAAGAAGGAAAATCTGTATCTTCAACAAGCTCTGTATGAGAACTGCCAGTTAGTCCTCTGTCATATTCTACTTCACAACCCATAGAAGGGTCAGCAAAATTGTATAATACAGTATTTCTTGTAGTATTAGTAACTAATAAAATATCTTCATGTTTAATTTTTCCAGCTGGATCAACTGCTCTTATACTAGATACTTCATTTCTTTCTAAAGCTGGTAAATTATCTAATCCATTTTCCATTACATCAGAAATAATAAAAGAAAGCGTAGATATTCTATTAGACGCTAGACTTTCAGATGTATTGTCATCTGTAAATTGAACAGAAGTTATAGGATCTTGATGTGAAGTAGTATGTACTTCTACTGGAAGTTGTCCTACGCCATTTAATGTTACAGCATTAAGAATTTGGATGAAAGATGTTACTTTAGCAGTAGCACTACCTTCACCTGATCCCATTGTTTGTATAGTTACACTTGGACTTTGTAATGACGTCCATGGAGTATTAGTAAGAATATAGCCATTAATAATTTCTTCTATTTTATTATTAACTGCAACTGCATAAGTTCTTTCATTTGGATATAATGTTAAAGCGGCACCTTCCCAATATTTTTTAGCTGTTCTAACTATTTCTGAATTACCACCATATTGTATATCATGTGCTATTGCTTCGATATTAAACTTAGAATCTCTTTCGCACTTATCTATTTCTGTTTGACTATGAACACCTGGATATGTTGCATCAAACCAAGCCGCAACTTCATCTCCTATAAATTCTTTATTAGCATTTATAATAGTACTTGCATTAGGAGATTGATTAGAAGCATCTACATTAGTAAAAATATAATTGTTTATAAAATCTCTAATCCAATATTGTGTTTGTATTTCAGGTTGTCTATCTCCATCTAATTGAGGTGTTGATCCAACCCAAAATTTAGAAGAAATATATCTTGTTGATTTATTTCCATTATAACGTAAATCATTTAAAAATGCATCTAAAACAAATTGGTAATCTCTATCGCACTTACTTTTATCGTAAGTAAAGTTTTCAAATACATAAGGGCTACTAGAAAGAGCTGGAGTTTGTATAATTCCATTATCAATCGTATCAATTACTTGATTTGCTTTAGTAGTAAATTCAGTTATTCCACCTGATTCACCATTTGATCCTGTTAGATCTTGAGTTGTTGCATTTTGAGTACTTGAATATGTGGCTCCTGTTGCAATGAAATCTGTTATAATTGTTCTAGCTTGAGTTAGATAAGCTATTTCTGGATCGCCACCATTAGCTAATTGAAGTGTTCCATCAATAAAATATGTTTCTATTTGTGCTCTTATTTGTTCATTTCCATTATATCTAACGTCACGTGCAACAGCAGTTATTACTGCATCAACATCATCTTCTATAACATTAGCCGCTTTTGTATAACCAGCAAATGGTGCCACATTTTGAATAACTCGTGCTGAAACCCAAGATGCAACTTCATCTTTAATATATTCTTTATTATTTGTAATTCTAGAATCTAAATTAGGATATAAATTAATAGCAGTATCTCTAGCTGAGCTGGCTTTAATATATCCTAACATTTCATCTTTAAGATATTCTACGTTTTTATCAAGTAGATTCCAAGCAATAGGATAGTTATTCCCGGTTTTAGGAATTCCTTTTTGAAATATATAATTTTTTAATTTCTTTTTAGCCATTTAATTATACTCCTAATGCAATTGAATATACCATTGAGGTATTATCAATATACGCTTTATTACCTAAGTCCTTTTTATCTGTCGGAACGTTTTCCGCCGTAGCAGTTAAGAACCCAGCATTTGCAGGTGTAGTTACACCAATTGTAGTGTTATTTAACGTTCCTCCGCTAGAAACTAAACTAGAAAAAGACCCATCTCCTGCTATAGAACCTCCTATATTCATATTATTCATTTCACCTCTTGATAAAGGGTTCATTGCTAACGTACCATTTACTTGTGGGCTTATAGTTACATCTTCATTAGGTGTTATAGTTACTTCTCCACCTACTGTTAAATTAGTTGCATTAACATTTACATTGTTTATAAATCCACCACCTGCTGGAGAAATAGTTACAGTACCAGTACCTGTTGGACTCATTGTTATAATTGCATCTTCACCTGAACTAAAGAAATTTCCTGTATTAAGAATAGAACTAAAAGATCCTATTCCTACAAGAGTTGGGTTAGTAATAGCAACTGATCCATAAGGATTTCGATTACTATTTCCATAAAATAATACATCTGGAGCATCTACTGGAACTTCCCACGTTGTAAGTCCTGTTGCTTTTCCTTGTGCATCACCTTCAGTAGTATCTGTAATTACTGGAATATTCAAATAAGAATTAGGTGTTGCTAAAGCATTTATTTTTGCTTGAACTGATGTTAGAAATGCGTCCCAATTTTGTGCTATATTAGGAAATCCATACATTTGAACATCACCAGAATTATATGAGAATAAGTTTGACCCATCTGATTGTGTAACACCAGAGTTGCTTAATTGTGCTTCAGCTGTATTATTTGCTTTTGCCCAACCATATATAGTATCTTCTGCGTTAGTAAAAGTTTGACCACTTACAGTTCCACCATTATAAGGAAAAACTAAATCTACCTCACCGTGAAACATTAAAATATTTTTAGGTAAAACTGATACAGCCGACCAAGATACAACTGTTGAATCTCCTAAATTTGTTAAATTCATTCCATAAAACGTATTAGTATCTTTTCTGTATTGATCTTCGTGAAATAATGCTGACTCAATTACTATGTTTGTAACATTTGTTTTTGTTGTTTGTAAACCATATTGATGTGCTAACTGTCCGCCATTACCTTTACCTACTATTGTAATAGCTGTAGTATCTACATTGTCATACTTTTCTAATTCTTCTATAATGCTATCAAGAAATGCAATATCATTTGCTTTACTAGTTTGATAACCAACATTCCATTCATTATTATAACCTTGAGGAGCAATTAAAATTTTGTCTGTCATATATGTAATGTTTGCAATACCATTCCCCATTGTTTTATTTGTATTATGCAAACTTATAACTACAGGTATTTGTTTTCCTTGTAAAGGAGTATTTGCAGTATCAGGTACAACTATAGATACAGATCTATTATAATCTGTTTCTTGTTGCCAAGATTGAGCAAATGTTAAAGTACCAGATACAAGTGTATTTCCTGTAATAGTTGTAACGTGTTTTAAACCATCATTAAAAAGATTTCCTGGAACTAAAGGATTATTACCGTCAGGTGAAAATGTATTAAATGTTAAAGAACTTAATTCATTAAGTTTAAAAACGTAACTTTGTCCTCTTTCTAAAGAAAGAAGTGGATTAGTTCCTAAAGACTCATTAGTTACACAATCAGCAGTAGCTCTTACAAACGTATGTGGATGATTGTTACCTGATATACTAGTATCACCAACGTTCATTGTAATTGTTGTTTCTGTTCTACCAGTAAGTGTTATTTCTTTATCATAGAAATAATCTACTCCACCAGGTGCGGCTGATCCAGTTGCCCTTGGATATGTTTTTTCAGTAGCGTGACCGTCCATGTTACAAGTAAATGTTAAACTATTAGGGGCAATTTTAATTTTATTACCAGCTTGTAAAGTATGTGTTCCAATAGTTAATACCATTACTCCTGTTGAAGGTGTATATGATGCGGCTGTTGGAGTATAAGATGCGGCTGAAGGTGCCACCATAGTAAATTGACTTGCATCTTCAGAAACTATGAAATTTACGGATTCAGCTGGTGTTGGAATATATGTGCTGGTTACAGTTCTTACTGTTACATTACCCGTATCATCTACAACAAATCCTGGGGATTTATAACCATATTGCGATTCTAAAGGTTTATAATTTACTGCCATTTTATGTCCACTCTATATTTATCTTGTTTTCCTTCTAAAGTTTTAAAGCATTTATTGTTTGAAAATATGTTGCTTTAAAGATAACTTTTGATCCTGTATATTTTGTTGTTGCTGTTTTATTTGCAGGGTCTATTTTTAATTGTACATATGAATTAGTAACTGCACTAGTTAATTTTACTAAATCATTTCCTAAATTTGATCTACCATAAATTGTAAGAGAACTATTTTCAGGACTAGCTACCATTAAACATCTAATAATTTCTTTATTATTTGTATCGTAATCTACAGATATTGTATACTCTGCTGTACAGAAGGTATTAACGTGCCATTGGTCTAAAACCACCTCTTCTTCTACCACAGTATAAGGGCCGCTGTATGAAAAATTTAATCCATTTTTCATTAACAACGTATTTTTGTCGCCTTTACCAAATAATCTTGACACATCAAACATTTGAAAAATCCTTCTATATTATGTATTTACCAATTTTACTAGGATAGAGTTGAGTGGGGGAGTGGGTTATGATTGGTTATTTTTACCGTGTTTTATCATTCTATTAACTGACTGAATTATCCTTTGTTCTTGCTGGTCATCCATGTCCATTATACCTTCATTTATTCTGTCAGAAAATTCATCTACAGTTATTCTTATAGGGCTATATACTCGGTCATCTTTGCCCAAATCTATGATGTCAAACGTTTCTTCGTCAGGATATGACGTGTTAATAGGGTATGTAGACCCTATTATAGCTGTAGTAGTTTTATCAAAAGCATAAGCAATATGTTGTCCTACACTATCACAACCTAAAAAGTGATCACATTGTTTAATTAAAGCCATCCATATTCTAATATGAACATTAGGTGGCATAGCAATAGGTGTTGACATATGCTTATTAAATTCTAAAGCTACTTCAGTCATAACTAATATACTGTAATTTTTAGCCAATTTTCTTACAATATTATAAAGATTTTTTATTTCAATACTTCTACCTGTAATGTCTACTATATCTTTATCTTCTTTTTTAATACCTCGTCCAAATGGTTGTACTATAATTACTTTGTCTTTTTTAGTCTTATTTTTTATTTCTGTTAACATTTTTCGAGCATATAAAATTTCATCTTTACTTAATTTTATTGAAGGTTTAGATAATTCTCTTATGCCTTTATTATTAAGTGCAATGTCATATGCTTGAGCAAGACTACATTTTTGAGTATAGTATTCCCAAATTCTATAAGGTTCTGGACTAATTATATTTCTATCTTTTAAAATTTCTTGAAAAATGTTTTTATGCCAAGCATCATAAGTTCTAAAATGTAACGTTGGATGTCCTTTTAAAACATCTGTACCACCTTCACAAACTATTACAAAATCATCATCCGGATTTTCTTTTTGATAATTCTCTAAAGCAGGTATTGAATTGAGCATTCTTCCTGCTCCACCATTTAAAAAGATAGCACTATTTCTCGACATTTTTTACCTTTATCATTTTTCCATATTCTGGAAGATACAAATATTCTAAAAGAGAGTGTTCAAGAGTTAATATAGCATCTTGTAATGTTTCTACAAGTGGTTCTCCTGCCAAATTAAATGACGTATTAAACACTATTGGTATTTTTGTTTGATCATAAAACTCTTTAATTAATTTATAATACAATGGATTTTGTTCTTCTTTAACTGTTTGTATTCTACAAGTACCATCTATGTGTATAATGCTAGGAATTTTTTCTGCTATTCCTTCTTGACAATTTACAGCATACATCATAAAAGGACTTTCTTCCATTCCTCTTAAATCAAACCAATCATGTACGTGTTCATGTAATATAGACCCTGCAAATGGTCTAAAATATTCTCTACGTTTAACTATATTAACAAAATCTTTACCATCTTTAAATGTAGGATCAAATAAAATACTTCTATTACCTAATGCTCTAGGTCCACTCTCTGATTTTCCTTGAAACATAGAAACAATATTTTTTTCTATCATTAATTTGACTATATCTTTATCGTTTGCATCTACTAATTCAATACCTTCTTTATTTGTTAATTCTTGTATTTGTTCTAATGTATATTTTCTTTCAGGACCTTGACACAATGTAGTAAGTGGTCTTTTTGTCTTATCCTCTGACAAAGCATAATAAAATAAAAGAGCCGCTCCAATGGCTGTTCCAGCGTCATTTGACACAGGTTCAACAAATAAATTAATTCCATCTTTTCTTAAAGATTCAAGATAAAAATAATTTGCTACACAATTTAATCCATAGCCACCTGATAATACAACATTTTTTCTACCTGTTCTTTTTACAGCCTGGTAAATTACTTTTAATAATTCTGCTTGAGTTTCTATTTGACAAGCATATGCTAAATCTCTCCTATTATCTAATGTAGAAACATCAGAACAACTTTCAGGTACATTATTAAGATATTCATACATTTGTTCATTTACTATAGCCGCATTTGGATATGTAGGAAGAATTACATTTCTATTAGATTGTGAAAATCTTCCTTCTTGTTGAAAAAGTTTAGGGATTCTATCATTAGGTTTTCCATAAGGAAATAATCCCATTGTTTTTCCTGCTTCAATGGCAGAAAATCCACAGTATTGAGTAACTGCTTCATAAACTTTAGTAATTCCTGCCTTGTCTGACAATAATACTTGATGAGTTCTTCCAGGCTCTCCCATTTTGTCTGATTGTTGTGTCATAAGAGCACCTGGAGATGTTGTACCAGTACCATAATGTTTCCATACAGTAAATATATTATTAGGATAAGAACAATCAAATATAGATTCAACTTCAAACATTGTCATATCACCTACAAGAGAACTATTAATAGGCATAAAAGTTCCTGCACCATCACAAATAACCGCACACGCTTCATCAAATCCAGATCTATAAAAAGCACAGGCGGCGTGTAACTTGTGATGAATATGACTGAGATCTATTACTTGAGGATGTTTTTTTAAATCTACTTTTCTATCTATCAATCCTAATTTTCTTGCTAAACCTGTATATACATCATCACCTGTATAATCAACTCTACCAGTAGAAGGATCAGTTAATGGTTGGGTATGTGCTATAATTAAATAATCTAAAGTGTCTGTATATTTTAATATTTCCAACATACTCATATAAGGACCACCATCATATTTGTGTCTTGATAATCTTTCTTCTTCAATTGCAAAAATAATTTCTCCATCTTTCATTAGACATATTCCTGAATTATGTCCTCTAGAAATTGCGGCAATCCATCCAGATTTTTTATTCATCTTCTTCCTCTATTGTTTCTTCACCTAATACTACTTTTACAACAAGATCTTCTATTTCTTTACTCATCCACATTAATTTTTCACCTTGTCTACTAACTCTTTCATCTACTGTTATTCTTATTGGATCATATTCTCGTTCTAGTTGTCCCATATCAATTATAGAAATATTTTTTGTTTTAGGGTATGATGTGTTAATAGGATAAGTTTGTCCTATAACAACTGTACATGGTGTATCAACTATATAAGACAAATGTTGTCCTACACTGTCACAACCTAAAAATTGATCAGCATATTTTATAATTGCTGTCCATTGTCTTAAGTCAATTTTTTCAGGCATTGCTACTTCATCTTTATATTTTTCATCTTTAAATTCTATTCCAAATTCTGCCATTATAGCTACTGCATAATCTTTTTCCTGAAATTTTCTTATTAAATTTTTTAAATTTTTAAATTCCATACTTCGGTTAGATTTATCTACAAAACTACTATCTATTTGTTGAATTGCTCGACCGAAGGGTTGAATAATAATTACTTTGTCTTTTTTAATTTGTTTTTTAATATCATTTATTGCTTTTTCTCCTGCCATTAATTCTTCTTTACTCAAATTAATTTTAGGTTTAGGCAATTCTCTTACACCTTTATTATTAATTAAAATATCAAATGCTTGAATTATATTACATTTTTGATTATAATATTCCCATACTCTATAAGGTTCTAAACTTACTACATCCATTTTTACAAGTTTAGTATGAAATAAATTTTTATGAGAATAATCATATGTTCTAGCGTCTAAAGTTGGATGACCATTTAGAATATTTTGAATTCCTTCTACTACTATGATAAAATCTTTATCATCAGATTCTTCATAATATTTTTCAAGGGCAGGGATGGCACAAATAATTCTGCCCATTCCTCCATTTAAAAAAAATGCTTTTGGTCTAGATATTGGATTATTTTTAGTCATAATTAGGTTAACACTTATACTTATAAAGTATGAATGTTGTTACCTAAAAATTTTGAATTGTATTGTGAGGTATTAAACTATTATACGTGAGGCATTGGTTTGAAAGGAACTTTCCAATGCTTAACTGCCGCGTATTTTGTAGTAATGTTATCTACATATGTTTTGTGATCTATAATTGCTTGTCTTTGCTCTGCTGAATAAACTTGATTCGCCGAGTCGGCATCAAGAGCTTCTTGTAATCCTGCTGACATAGGACCCATTGATGCATTAAATGATGCTTGGTCAAATGCGTGTATTCTCATTGTAGGTTTTTGAAATGCTCCACCTGAGTATTTTAATGTACCGTGTAAGTAAATTTGAGATAAAATTCCGTTTTCGTGCCATGTATATTCCCACGTTTCAGGATCTCCATTATCATCAGTTGTTCCTAAATTTTCTGTGTAATTTGCTACTGCACCTGTTGTATATTTTCTACTTACATAAGACGCTTCAAAAGGATTTGCTGTACCATCAATTGTTAATGCTGTATGATTTTCAGGTGTAGGTTTAGCTTGTTCTACTAATCCTGCTTCTGTATCTGCTTCTGATAAAACACTAATAACCCATCCATCTGCATCTACGCTAACTGAAACAAACTTATGTCCAATATAAGTTGACGCATGAACATCACCGTTTGAAAAATCATCTACATACGGTTCATTTGGCATTTCAATATTAAAAGCTACGCTAACTGTCATTGTGTTCTCCTATAAAACTATTTATCTAACTCCTGTTAATACTAATATTTATTATGAAGCTATAAATTTAATTCTAACGCCTCCATGACCACCTCTAATTCCGTGGTCTCTAACATCAGGACAAGCAAGTGGTCCTAATCCGCCAGCTCCAACTGGCAATAAATTTGCACAACCTTGTGATTCATAACATCCACAAGATCTGTCTGATCTCCAACAATATGATCTTGGATTTCCTTGTCTTGGCGCTTTTGTTGCCAAATTAAGGGACGCATAATATTGGAATAATTGATTTCCTGACCATTGCGACATTGGAGTCGTATCTGATTCTGATTGGAACGTAATTAACGCTCCATTTTCTGCAAACATACCTGCTGGTACAGGTGCGTGTCTTTGAAAGAAACATTTACAGTGAGGACAACATCCAAAATAACTTACGCAACCTATTTCTCCACAACAGTTTACGTCACCACCATATGCTAAGGCTTCCCATGCTCCAGAACATACGTTACAAATTAATGCACAATTGTCATTGTTACATCTTTTGAAACAAAATCCTTCGTTGGAATAACAGCAATAAAAAGATGTACCTGTAGTACACATTGATTTCCCGCCATATCCACCTCTAGCACACATACAACCATTTCCATTACTACCGGCTGTTACATAACATAATTGAGTTGGACTACCGCAACCTGAGTGACAAAGTGGGTGAGACATACAAGCCATTCCTAAAGAAGCTGTAATAGTATCATCTGCCGTAATTGCAAGAGTTTTCTTAGAATAACCTCCTGCATTGCCTGGTAATCCATCACCACAACAACACATACGAGAACCAGATCCACCAGCTCCCCAAATTTCTACAATTGCTTTACCATTTGAAGGTGCAGTCCAGCAAACTCCATTACAAAAATTAGAATGTTGAGTACCTGGAGAATAAGCATAGATATAACCTTTTTCTATGTTTTGTTCTATACCGCCTCCGGCTGTTCTTTCACCTAATATTTTTTTCAATGTTGCCATAATACTATTTACTCCTTTTT